CACCACCTGCGTCTGTAAGAGATGGTGTGAGGTAGTAACCCTCAATTTCATCCCCGTTATCTAACGTTACGTGGACAATGTAACGAGTGTCATAATCAACTAGTTTTACCCAGATTTGAGCACGGGTAGGAACATAGGCGTTACTGATCTCGCTGATGTTGTAGCGAGTCAGAGTTTCGGTTGAATCGTACTCAACCTCTTGCTGGATATTTGTAACGAACACATAATCCTGGAACGAGGTAGCCCGTAAGCGATCACGAGCTCGTCCAGACCCACGCAGGTAGTTAAGATTTGCAGTGGTGACGTTGGCAAACGTTTGCTCATTAGGAACCACAGAAGGCAGGGTTCCGGTAATCGGCTCAACGTCAGAGACGCCAGTAACAAACGTAAGGCTTGAATCAATTGTCAGCGTAGTGCCTGTGTTTGTTGCTGTTGCGTTGGCACTGAGAGTAATACGAGTGTTAGCAACGTCGATGTCCAGAATCGTCGTGTTAGCCGGGATACCTGTACCAGTGACACCAGCACCAACAAACACATCTGTCATAGAGCTGACAGAGGTGATGACAGCAGAGCCGTTAGTAGTGTTACCTGTACGGCTAATGGTACGACTATCGTCTACAACAAACAGAATGAACCGCTCATCCGTACTGCGATTGTAAACAAACGCCCAAGCCTCATCCCACTTGATGGGAGCAGTCAAAGTTTGACCACCAGCGTTCTGAGTAAGAGTGTCTACACGCTTTACAGGCACAGAACCTAAGCGCTTTTTCAGACCCTCAACAAGATCACAGTTACCGTTCTCAAGTACCTTGGCAAAACCAGGCAGCACAAAGCTATCGGCTTGCTGGTTTACGCCTTTATTCAGCGGGCCAATAATCTGGCTATAAAGTTCTCGTGACATCAGCGGCTCAGAATATCGGGACCAAAGTTAGTAATTACACGACCGCCATACATATCATCAGGACCGCTGATGAAGTTGTAATTCTGAGCCATGTCCTCAGTACGCTTCAGAGTTTGCAGCGCACGTTCCTCATCTTCAGACGTATAGCTCTCAATGCTGGCTGAAGTTACAACACGGTTAGAGAAGATACGTCCAGCACGAATAACAATGTAACGGCGTCCAGTTTCTGGGATGCTGTCCCAAGGAAGTTCTTCAACGATCTCGGCAACAAGGTCACTAGTGTTGCCAGTCATCCCAACCCCTAGGCTGGTTCTAAGATCGTATGTATTTTTAAGGCGATCAAAAAGCCTAAGACCACGAAGAACAAACCGCTGACTAGGGTACGAGAGAGGGTTGAACCGTACTGCCAGGGTGTTGGAGGGAAGTTGGGACTGGCCTGTAGAAGCGTCCAGAGGTATGGAGTCATAAAGCATTGTGTTCCAAGACCACCCCGCACCCTGAACCTCTCGGCTCACTTCATCAATAACTTGATCTGCCAGGCTTGCATCACCTGTCAGTGGTGGGTTGAGGCTGTTTACAGGAGCTTCGCCAATAATGGCAAGAAGCGTGTTAACTGCGTTGAGTTTACTAGTCGCCATTATCGCAACAAAAAAGGGGAAACATTTCTGCTTCCCCCATTGTATTGGTAATTAGCTAATACCTATTTATCAATAGGGATTGCCGTCGTGCAGCAGGCTGACGCAGCACTCAGGACGCAGGATACCGTGACCCACGGCATAGCTTGCGACCATCATGGTGCTCTGAGTCATGGCCTTGTACTCAGCACCGGTCATCTGCATCGAGATGTCCTTGAGGGACACAGTACCCACAGCTTCTTTGGTGAAGCACAGGCCGAAGCAGTTGGCGATGGAGCTGGTGTTGCCTTGCTCGTCTTGGAAGTAATCGTTGAAGCCAGCAGCAACACGACCGTCAGAACCGTCCCGACCGTTGATGTAGTTAGGACGCTCACCACGGGTGGTAGCAGACTGGTTGCTCAGACCAACGTAAGACTGACCGTTGGTGTAAGCGTTGATGCCCAGGTGGTTGCTGGTGACGAGGCGGAAGCCAGCCACAGAAGCAACACGGTTCTGAGCAAAGGTGCCGTTAGCACCGGTACCACCGTTGAAGTCGGTGTTGATAGCGCGGTCAGAAGCCAGAACGTCGTAGTAGGCCGCAGGGCTCAGAACGCAGACGCGACCCTCTTTGGGAGCATCCTTTTCGTCCAGGGACTGACAAGCTTGGAACAGGTTCTCAACGATCAGATCGCCACGAGCGTTGCGGTCAGCCGCAGCGTTGAGGTCGATGCCGGTCAGGGAGGTACCACCAGGCAGGCTATTCAGGGTGAACAGACGCTCGCCAACGGTGAAGGTTGCGTTAGAACCAGTACCGATAGAACCCAGGGGGTTGATACCGAAGGTTGCTGCGCCGTTGGTAGGAGCGGTGGTGATCACACCGTAAGCACCGGAATCTTCACCGTAGACAACCTCACCAACTGCCCAAGAGCCAAGCTCAGCAGTAGCAAAGTTCTCGCTCAGAGTAACAACGTTAGAAGCAGCGGAAACAAAAGTACCGCCAGCGGTTTGGAAGTTACGGGACTCCCAATCCTTCACACGACCGTCAGACTCAGAAGCAGTCAGAAGAGTACGAGCAATACGCTGGTCATATGCCCGCGAAAGAGCCCTGCCCAATTCCGTGGAATAGATGCTCCTCACGTCCCAGTGAAGTTTGGCCTCGTCGAGGTCGTAGATCGAAGCATCAGCGATAAGCAGATCATCGATGGTGATGATCTTTTCGCCGATCATGCCCTTGTTACCTTGACCGGTAATCCAGTCACCAGGACGGTGGTAACGGCTAGAGAAACGACCAGTGATGGGGAACGATGCAGACTTGCCCGAAGAGATCGAGCGCTTCATCGTGAGGTCTTTGAACACAGATTCTCGAGCGAAGGTGGTCAGCACCTCCCCTGAGAACAATTTCATGAAGTTGGCGTTTTCACGCTCATAATTACCGGCGGCAGACCCAGCGTTAAACTGAACGCTGTTGACGCTACCCAACCGGCTAAGAGATGCAAAGTCAGGCATTTCTAAGTTTGGTTAGTAGTTTGCTGCGTTCGTCTTCACTGTTGTTATCGCCTCAGCGGCAACAATGTTCACGTTCGCTATTTCGATATTAACCCCTAGGGCCAAGAACGTCGCTACGAATTAGCTTCTCTTGGACATCTTGGGTATAAGCAGTGTCGTTCAAATAGCGAGGATCGCTCATAGCAGCCATCACTTCTTGAGTGGAACGGAACACATCGCTGCTGTTACCAGACAGCTTGCCGCCAATCAAATCAGGTTCACTACCCACGTTGTCTTGATATGCATATTGCAGTGACTGCAGTGCATTTCGAGCACGGTAGTAGTCGCCGCTGTTTACTTCACGGTTGTACGCATCGAGTTCAGCTTGGTCAAGATTTTCCCGAGCCCACTCTTGAACCGCCGAAAAGGCTTGCTCTCCACCAATACTTTCCATAATGGTGGCCTCTTCTTCTTGAGAGAGAGCAGCAACTTCGGACTCTTGATCTTCTTGAGCAGCCTCTTCCTGAGACTGTTCTTCGGCTGCCTCATAAGCAGAGCGACCTCCAAGTTTCTTTTCAAGTTCTTGATAAGCCTGGAGAAGGTCATCGGCAGATTTGAATTTGCCACCGATCAGTTCCTCTTGTTGTTGCTGCTGTTCAGTACCCTCAAGTACCTGCAGATCTTGCTCGCTGTAAGGTCCAGATTGCTCTGGAGCCAACACGCCTTCAGCAGTGACTTCCATGATCAACCAATACGAACGGTCAGATCAGGATAGATCCAAACTGGCCGACGGTTCTTGGCAGCCGCCACGTATTGCTCATAAATCTGAGGCTTCTCTTCACGAAGACGATCGATCAGAAGATCCATCTTCGACTTGGGCTCTTCCTTCTTTTTAGGAGCGGGAGCCTCTACAGCTTTAACTTCTTCAACCGCCGGTTGCGGCTTCTTGCTCTGCCCGGATTGAGTCATTTTCAGCTTTGACTAATGCGGCCTGTTTTGCAGGATCGTTATTAGGATCTT